ATGTCCGCCGACGGTGTGACCTTCGGCCAGGCGATTTCGAGGGCCCGCAAGGCACTCGGTCTCAGCCAGAAGGAGCTCGCAGCGCGCGTGATGAAGGAAGAGGGCGGCGGGTCGATATCCCCGCAGTACCTCAACGACATCGAGCACGATCGACGCAGCCCCAGCTCGGGGCACCTGATCCGTCAGTTCTCCGGCATCCTGAACATCCCGGAGGACTACCTATACGCACTCGCAGGCCGGCTACCGGATGATCTGCGGCCGGATGCGTCCACTCCGGACAAGGTCGTCGAGGCCTTCGCCAACTTCAGGAAGACGTTGAAGGAGTAAGGAGGTTGGCATGGTGAAGATGATCAGTGACAACACGGGCCGCTTTGCCGAGCGACCCTTCTACGAGGCGCGGGATCTCGACAATGAATGCGAGCGACTGATCCGGGACCCTCTGCTGAAGCGCCGCGGGACGGTCGACTACCCCGTGGCGACCGATGACCTGACCGTGCTGATCGAGATGCACGATGCGGACCTCGACCCTTATGCCGACTTGTCCGCGTATGGCGCCGATGTCGAAGGGGTGACCGAGTTCTTCCCCGACCGCGGACCGCAGGTCTCCATCTCGGAACGCATCGCGGCCGACGAACGGCGCGAGAATCGCTTCCGCACCACGCTCACGCATGAGTCGGGCATGTGAAGTTTCACGGGCCCCTCTGGGCGCAGAAGTTCGCCAACGGCGACCTGCTCGAGCGCGGCGTGAATGCGAACAAGGCGATCTCGAAGCGCGACAACATCCTGGACGCCCCGCAGTCCGACAGGATGGAATGGCAGGCTGGCTATATCAGCGGCGCGCTGCTGATGCCGGCCACGCCGGTCCGTCGCCTCGTTTCCGACTACTGTGGCCCGCGCGAGCTGCATGGCGATGTCCACGTTTCGACGGAGCATGCCGCGCGGCTGATCGAGATGGTTATGGAGCGGTTCGCGGTTTCCGAAGAGGCCGCCCGCATCAGGTTGCTGAAGCTGAACCTGATCACTTCGGCACACGGACAGGCCTCGCTCTTCGGTCGCTGATCGCGAATCCGCGGAAGTGCGTATTTTTTCGATTGATTCCCTTCCGGCGCGATATACGCTAATTAGCAGATCAGCCGATACATGGAATCGCCAGAAAGGAGATCACGGTGACTGCACTGTCCGCCTTCCTTCGCAAGACGCCCGGCGAGGCGCTGCGCGAATACTTCGACCGGCCGGAGATCGGCCTGCCCACCGAGTTCGACTGGCCAGCATCAGACGCCGATCTTTCCAAGCCGCTTCTCGGCGCCATCGAGAAGATGTCCCGCGTCCAGCGCGACCGGATCTCGAACGACGCCGAGCGCGTCCATGCCCTGTCCGACGAGCCGGGGCAGGCCGCAATCTACAGCGTGGCCGAGGATCCCGCGCTCCTCGACGACCTTGCGAACCCGCACGCGCGGTCGCTCTGGATGTTCCTGAACGCGCAGGACCGCTTTCGTCATGCCGAGGAAGTCCGGTTCACGGAGGACCGCCGGCGCGGTCGGATGTGGGCCGGCTACATGACCGACGCCGGTTGCGTCGTGCAGCGCGACGCGTCAGCCTGCCACGCCTTCGTCTCCGCGATCAAGGAGTTCTCGGGCGCCGCCCATGCTCATGTCGACATCTTCGACCGGGTGCGGACGACCCATGAGGGCGACGAATGCGACCTCGTTCAGGTGACGATCTACCGCGAGGGGCGGCCCGACGACCTGCTGCGCTTCGACGACAAGGGGTCTCTCGTCCGGCAGGCCTATCGTCCCGTGTTCGAGGCCGCGGTGACCTACGAACCCGCAACCGGCGGCATCGAAGTGATCGCCAACGACAAGGCGACGCGGGGCGAGATCGTGAGGGCCACCGTCACGCACCTCCTCGGCATCGAGTTCAAGGAGAACCGCCTGCCGCTGCGGTGCTATGACCTGTCCGTGCTGCTGGCACCCTACGATTTCCCGGTCGATCCGGAGGACGGGATCGAGGGCGTCGAGGTGCGCGAGCTGCGGCTCATGCCGATCGACGACAGCGATTTTAGGGTGACGCTGGAGAAGCCCGCGCGCGCCGACGAGACGATCTGGACGAAGGCGGAAGAGAGGTTCGGGGATCGCACGCCCCTGAGCGAAGGGTTTGTGGTCACACGGGCCAAGATCGCCGTGAAGCTCGCCCGCCGCCCGGGAGGGGACAGGCGGCGTACGCTCGCCCTGACGATCACCTGGCCTCATGGCTGCGATCTGAAGGACCGCACCGCGACCGAGCAGATGATCGGCGAGAAGTACCTGCGGCGCTGGGGGATCCTGGTCGATGACCTGCAGCTCTTCGAGGATTGATCTCGCCGCCCGCCGGCTGCTCTCGTCCATCGCCGGGACCCGCGACGCGCGGGTTTCGGCCATGGCGCTGGCGCACATGCGCGGCGCCGGAAAGACGCTGATGGACGCCGGACTGATCGTGCAGCGCGGCAGCGCCATGGCCGTCGTTGCCGAGGACGACTTGGACGACACCCCGACTTCCGTCATCGCCCACCCGATCACTGGCCATAATGGTCATCTCGGCAACGCAGTCTGGCACGACGAACGGGCGAGCGCCAGCCGCCAGGTCTATGCGCTGGACATGCTGGCGGCAGCTCGGCGGGTGGTCGCCCGGCTCGATTGCTCACTCGGCAAGGACCCGGTGCCGTATCTCGATGGCGCGGTGCTGGATTTCGGGACGGCGCGGCTGCCGAAGCGAAGGGCGCGTGTCGGGATCTGGGTCGCTCGCGGTCTGACGACACCGGCTGTGTTCGAGGAGTTCTGCCAGCTCGTTGCGCGCCGCCCAGCCGACGGGCTTCGTGTGGTACTCTTTCTCGACCCTCCGGATCGGCATCGCTTCCGCTTCATCCGGGGCCATGAGTTCGTCGCGTTGGCAGACGTGGTCGATCATGAAGATGGTCTTGCAGTCGCCCCGGAGGTCTTGACCGCCCGCCTGCTGAAGGGCCCGTCGCACAAAGAACCCGTCTGGGTCTCCGGCGACGGCGGCGTGCTGATTGTGCATGGCAAGTGGCACGAGTTCGCTGGCGGCAAGCAGAAGATCGCCGTCGCCATGCTCGCCGAGGCCTGGCTGGACGGGGATCCGGTGCTGCCCGTCGCGCGCATCCTCGAGTAGGCCGAGTGCGGCCCCTCCGTGAGGCGGTTGAAGAATCTCTTCGACGGGCACCCTACGTGGCAGGAGGTCATCCGGGAGAGCGGCTCCAGCGCCTGGCTCGAGGTGTGACGCCACCAAAATCACGACGATCAGGCCGTCCTTCGGGGCGGCCTTTTTCGTTTTCGGGGGCCCCGTTCTGCATACCTCCCGTCTCCCCTCCATCCGCCCTCCCGCTGCCCTCCTCGGCGCTCCCCCATCGTCCTTCGCAGGCATTCGGCTAGTCGCGAAGGAGACGACGATGTCAGTCACGCATCTCAACCAAGTCGAGCTGGCAGCTCGATGGAAGATCAGCCCGCGCACGCTGGAGCGCTGGCGTTGGACCGGTGAGGGCCCCGCCTTCATCAAGATCGGCGGCCGGGTCGTTTACCGGCTCGAGGATGTCGAGGCCCACGAGGCCAACCGGCACTGTTCGAGCACGGCCGAAAAGCCTGCCGTGAAGCTGGCGTGAGGGGGTAGTCATGACGATCCCTAACCGCATCCCCCTCGACGATCTGCCCTCCATGTCGATCGACGAGATCATTGCCCTTTCTGGTGAGCAACTGGCGCTCGCAGAAGACGAAGCCTGTGAGCAGCTGCGCGCCGCCAAGAATCTTTACGACTGGATCGTCGGGGCCATCGCGCTGAAGTACGGCGACGACGCGCAGGAGGCTCGCCGCGCGGAGAGCAAGGACACCGGCACGGTCAGGCTGCAGGACGGCCCGGTCACGGTGGTCGCCGAGCTCCCCAAGCGCGTCGATTGGGATCAGGCGATGCTCGCCGGTCTGGTCGAGCGGATCCGGGCCGATGGCGCCGACCCCGCCGAGTACGCCGACATCGCGTTCAGCGTGCCCGAACGCAAGTACACCGCCTGGCCCACGGACATCCGCCAAGAGTTCGAGCCCGCGCGCACGGTCCGCACCGGCAAGCCCAAGCTCCGGCTGCTGCTCGGCGAGGAGGCGCGCTGATGGCCATTTCGCTCGCCTCCCTGCGCACCACCACGTCGCTCCGACCGCCGCGCATCCTCATGCACGGGGTTGCCGGGATCGGCAAATCGACCTTCGCGGCCGGCGCCGATGCGCCCGTCTTCATCATGACCGAGGATGGGCTCGGAAAGCTGCAGGTGCCACACTTCCCGCTGGCGACCAGCTACGCCGATGTGGCGGAGGCCCTCGACGCGCTGCTGAACGAGGCGCACGACTATCGTACGGTCGTGGTCGACAGCGTCGACTGGCTGGAGCCGCTGATCTGGGCCGAGGCCTGCCGGCGCAACGGCTGGCAGTCGATCGAAAGCCCCGGCTTCGGCAAGGGCTACGCCGAGGCGCTGAACATCTGGCGCGAATACATCGACAAGCTGAACGGGCTCCGCGACCGGAAGGGCATGGCGGTCATCCAGATCGCCCACACCGACATCAAGCGCTTCGACAGCCCCGAGCACGAACCCTACGACCGGTACGTGATCAAGCTGCAGGCGCGCGCCTCCGCGCTGCTGCAGGAGCACTCGGACGTGGTGCTCTTCGCCAATTACCGGATCTCGGTCAGCAAGTCCGACGTGGGCTTCAACAAGAAGGTGACCCGGGCGCTCGGGTCCGGTGCGCGCGTCATGCACACCGAGGAGCGCCCCGCCTTCCTCGCCAAGAACCGCTACGGCCTGCCGGAAACCCTCCCGCTCGAGTGGTCGGAGTTCCTGGCCGCCATGCCCCAATCCGCCTGATTACGACTGAAAGGACAGAACGATGGCACGTTTCGACACCGCCTTTGATGCCGCCGGCATCGAGCCAACCACCGCCTACGAAATCCTGCCCGCGGGCAAGTACCGCGCCCAGATCGTCGAGAGCGAGATGCGCGTCACCAAGAACGGGATGGGGAAGTATCTCTGGCTGATGCTCGACATCCTCGAGGGGCCGCAGCAGGGCCGCAAGGTCTTCGACCAGCTGAACCTGGTGAACGCCAACCCGACCACGGTCGAGATCGCGCAGCGCACGCTGTCGGCGATCTGCCACGCCACGGGCAAGCTGCAGGTGAACGACAGCGAGGAGCTGCACCTGATCCCGATGACGATCCAGGTGGGGGTGAAGCCCCCGAAGGACGGCTACGGCGAGCGCAACACGATCCGCTACCTGGTGCCGGAGGCCCCGGCGCAGGCGACCCCGCCCAAGCCCGCCGCGACGCAGCCGGCCAGCGCGCCCGTCCAGTCGGCGCCCGCCCGCCCGGCCACCGCGCCCTGGAACCGCAAGAGCTGACGCCCTCGGCCGCCGCGGGCTGAGACTCGCGGCGGTCCGGAGATCGCCAGACCCGAGAGACTGACCATGACCAACAACCCCGACGCGGCCTGCGCGGCCGCGAACGCCCCCGGCCTGCCTGACGACACCCGGCGCCTGATCGAGATCGAGGACGCCATCGCGAAGATCCGCACGCAGATCGCGACCGCGGATCTGACACGGCAGCGGACGGCCAAGCCGATCGACCCCGACTGGTTTCACCGCGCGCGCACGGCGCTGCGCCACCTCAACCGCGAGCGCGCCGAGATCGTCGCCCGTCAGGGCGGCCGCCGCCGGCGCGAGCGCCTGAAGGACATGATCATCGCCGTCCTGCGCGAACGCCATGACAGCGCCGCTTGGACGGCCGTGCTGGCGGAGGCGCGGGCACGGCTCGAGCGGGAGGAGGCGTGCTGATGGCCGAGCTTCCCGAACCCCCGACGCCGACCCTCTCCGCGATCTACGCCTCCTACGAGGCCCGGCAGGGCGACGGCTTCCGCGACCACCTCGGTGCCTCGCTGATCGGCAAGTCCTGCGCCCGCGCGCTCTGGTACGACTTCCGCTGGGCAACGCCCGCGCGGCACACGGGCCGCATCCTGCGCCTGTTTGAGACCGGCCAGCTGGAAGAGGCCCGGCTCGTCCGCGATCTGCGCGCCACCGGCGCGACGGTGCTGGAGGTCGATCCCGAGACCGGGCGGCAGTTCCGCGTCGAGGCCCATGGCGGGCACTTCGGCGGCTCGCTCGACGCCGTCGCCCTCGGGCTCCTGGAGGCGCCGAAGACCTGGCACGTCGTCGAGTTCAAGACGCATTCCGCGAAGAGCTTTGCCGAGCTGATCGCCAAGGGCGTCGCGCTCGCCAAGCCCCAGCACGCCGCGCAGATGCAGGTGTACATGCACCTGACCGGCATCACGCGGGCGCTCTACGTTGCGGTCTGCAAGGACACCGACGCGCTGCACATCGAGCGCGTCCCGGCCGGCCCCGAGACGGGCGAGCGCCTGCTGGAAAAGGCGCGGCGGATCATCTTCGCCCAGCATCCGCCCGAGCGGATCAGCGCGGATCCCGCCTGGTTCGAGTGCCGGTTCTGCGACCACCACGGGCTCTGCCACGGTGGGGACGCTGCGGCTGTCACCTGCCGGTCCTGCCTGCATTCGACGCCCATCGAAGGCGGCTGGCACTGCGCGCGCCACGACCGGCTGCTCGACCCTTCCGACCAGCGCCGCGCCTGCGCCCGGCACCTGTTCATCCCCGATCTAGTCCCCGGCGAGGTGAGCGACGCAGGCGAGGACTTCGTCTCCTACCGCATGCGCGACGGTTCGGCCTGGACCAACGACGCCCGCGAAGAGGAGGCCGCCGCATGCTGACCCTGCGCCCCTACCAGCAGGCTGCGATCGCCTCGATCTACGGCTATTTCGAGAAGGAGAGCGGCAACCCGCTCGTCGTGATCCCCACGGCCGGCGGCAAGAGCCTCGTCATGGCCGCCTTCATCGACGGCGTGCTCAAGGCCTGGCCCGACCAGCGCGTGCTCGTCGTAACCCATGTCCGCGAGCTGATCGCGCAGAACCATGCCGAGATGCTGGGGCTCTGGCCCGAGGCGCCGGCGGGCATCTACTCGGCCGGTCTCGGCCGCCGCGATGCGCGGGCCCGGATCCTCTTCGCCGGCATCCAGTCGATCCACGACAAGGCGACGCGCATCGGCCATGCCGATCTGGTGCTGATCGACGAGGCCCATCTGATCCCCGGGCGGTCGAACACCATGTATCGCCGCTTCCTCAATGACCTGCAGGCGATCAACCCGGCGCTGAAGGTGATCGGGCTGACGGCGACGCCCTTCCGGCTCGACAGCGGCATGCTGCACGAGGGCGAGAATGCGCTCTTCACCGACATCGCCTACGAGGTGTCCGTCCGCGACCTGATCGATCAGGGCTATCTCGCCCCGCTCATCTCGAAGCAGACGCAGACCCGGCTCGACGTGACGGGCGTGGGATCGCGCGGCGGCGAGTTCATCGCGCGCGACCTAGAGGACGCGGTCGACCAGGACGCCATCACGCGCGCGGCCGTAGCCGAAGTGATCGTCCATGGCGAGACGCGCCGGTCTTGGCTCGCCTTCTGTTCCGGCGTGCGCCACGCCACCCATGTCGCCGAGGAGTTCCGCCGCCGCGGGGTGAGCTGCGCCACCATCTTCGGCAAGACGCCGAAGGACGAGCGCGACGCGATCATCTCTTCGTTCAAGCGCGGCGAGATTAGGGCGCTTGCCTCGATGGGCGTGCTGACGACGGGCTTCAACGCGCCGTCAGTGGATCTGATCGCCATGCTGCGGCCCACCAAGTCGGCAGGGCTCTATGTCCAGATGGCCGGACGGGGCACGCGGCTCGCCGCGGGCAAGGAGAACTGCCTCGTTCTCGATTTCGCGGGCAATGTCCGCCGGCATGGCCCCATCGATCTCGTGCGGCCGAAACGGCCGGGCGGTCCGGGGGACGGGCCGCCGCCCACCAAGATCTGCCCGAAATGCGGGACCATCGTGGCCATCGCCGCGCTCGAATGCCCCGACTGCGGTTTCGAGTTCCCCGGCCGCGAGCTGAAGCTCGAGCCGACCGCCTCGACGCTGGATGTGCTGTCCACCGGCAAGCCGCAATGGGTCGGCGTCTCCGACGTCACCTACAGCCGCCACGAGAAGCGCGGCGGGCGGGTCTCGCTGAAGGTCACCTATCGCTGCGGTCTCGCCTTCCACACGGAATGGGTCTGCATCGAGCACGAAGGCTATCCGCGCCGGAAGGCCGCGAGCTGGTGGCGCGAGCGGGCGCCCGAGCTGGACGTTCCCAAGTCCGTCGATGAGGCGCTCATCCTGGCGGACCGGCTGCGCCGCCCCACCGAGATCGCCGTTCGCCCCGCGGGCCGCTTCACCGAAATCACCGCCTACAGGTTCGCCCCATGCCTCACAGCCGTGCCAGGCTCTGCGCCGTCTGCCATCGAGAACCCCGCGGCTGGGGCTGGTTCGACGCGCGCTTCCGCGTCTCCGACCCGCGGCGCGACACGAGCCGCAGAGACCTCTGCAGCCGGGTTTGCCAGGACATCTGCCACCGGAGGTCGGGCATGATCGATCCGACCCCCAATGAGACGGCGGCCATGGTCGAGGGCGGAAAGGCCGGCGGCGCCTATCTCGACAGCCTCGGCCGGACCGATCTCGCCCAACTCAGCGAGGAGGAGTGGGACACCTTCGTCGAGGTGATCGTCACCGGCTACTGCGACCACCTGCGCGACCTGGCGGCGAAGGACCGTGCACGGCTCGACGGCATGATCCCGGAGGTGCCCTTCTGATGGCGGACACCTCGTGGATGGCGCGCGTCGGCGCGCGTCTCGTGACCAACGGCTACGCGATCCTGCCGATCGCGCCCGGCACCAAGAAGCCCGGCCAGTTCGCCCGCGCGGCCTGGCACGACTACGCCCAGTGGAACCGGCATGCGAGCCGCGCCACTACTGAGCTCGAGGTCGCGACCTGGTCCAGCTGGCCGGACTGCGGGGTCGGGATCGTCGGCGGCGCGGTCGCCGCGCTCGACATCGACATCGCCGAGGACGGCGAGCTGGCGCTGCGCATCGAGCGGCTCGCCCGCGAACAGCTGGGCGATACGCCGGCGCTCAGGATCGGAAAGCCGCCGAAGCGGCTGATGGTCTATCGCACGCAAGAGCCCTTCGCCGGGATCCGGCGCGCGCCCCTGGAAATGCTCTGCCTCGGACAGCAGTTCGTGGCCTACGCCGAGCATCCCGACACCGGCCGCCCCTATGCCTGGCCCGACGAGGGGCTCGCGGATCTCGACATCGAGAGCCTGCCCGAAATCGACGCGGAAAAGGCGGCGGCGTTCCTCGACGAGGCGCTGGCGCTGATCCCGCCCGAGCTGCGCCCGAAGAGCCTCGGTGCGAAGGGGGGGAATGGAGCGGGACACCCCTGCCTGCCGGCCCATGCGCAAGCTGGCACATTGGCCGCGATCCGGAGCGCGCTCGCTTGGCTGCCGAACGCCGAGCTCGACAACGACAGCTGGATGCGCATCGGCATGGCGCTGAAGGGCGCGTTGGGCGAGGAGGGCGCGACGCTCTTCGCCGACTGGTCGGCGCAGGCGGCCAAGAACGACCCGGCCGCGACGGCGAAGGCATGGACGAGCTTCAAGCCCGCGCGGATCGGCGCCGGCACGATCTATCACCTCGCCATGGAGAAGGGCTGGCGTCCCGATCCCGACCTGCTGCTCGACGGCAGTCAGAAGGCTTGTGCCGCCGACGAGCATCCCGCGGCGGGCCTCCTCGCGCGGCTCGCCCAGCCCGAAGCCCCGATGCCGATCCTCGCGCCTGCGCCATCGTTCACGCTGACGATCCCGGGCGGGCTCGTGGGCGATCTCGCGCGCTACATGATCGACACGGCGCGCAGACCGCAGCCGCTTCTCGCGGTGGGCGCCAGCCTCTGCGCCCTCGGCGCGCTGATGGGGCGGCGCTACCGTACGACGACCGACCTGCGCACGAACCTCTACATCGTCGGCATCGCGGACAGCGGATCGGGCAAGAACCACGCCCGAGAGGTCGTCAACGAGCTGTTCTTCGCGGCGGGGCTGGCGCATCACCTCGGCGGCAACAAGATCGCCTCCGGCGCGGGGCTCCTGACCGCGCTCCACCGTCAACCCGCGATCCTGTTCCAGATCGACGAGTTCGGGATGTTTCTCTCGGCGGCGGCCGACCGCAAGCGCAGCCCGCGCCACATCACCGAGATCCTCGACAACATGACCGAGCTCTACACCGCCGCCTGCGGGGTCTTCCTCGGCGCGGAATACGCCAACCGGGACGGCTCGAACGAGCGGCGCGACATCGTCCAGCCCTGCCTTTGCGTTTACGGCACGACGACGCCGCTGCATTTCTGGGGGCGCTGCAGGGCGCCAACGTGGTCGACGGCTCGCTCGCCCGGTTCATCATCCTGCCGAGCGAGGAGGACTATCCGGACGAGAACCGCCGTGCCGGGCTGCGCACGTCGCCGCGACCGCTGATCGAAGGGCTGCAGCGCCTTGCCGAGGGCGGCGGGGCGCGCGGCAACCTCGCCGGCAAGACCTCCGGGCCCGAGACCGCCGTCGATCCAATGACCGTGCCGATGGACGACGACGCGCAGGCGCGCTTCGACGCCCTCGGCGACGAGATCACCGCCGAGCTCAGGGCCGCGGCCGGCACGTTCCACACGCCGATCCTCGCCCGGATCGCGGAGAACACGGCCAAGGTCGCGCTCGTCTTGGCCGTGGGGCGCGATGCGGTCCATCCCGTCATCCGGGTCGAGGATGCCCTCTGGGCCATCGATTTCGTGCGCCATTTCGCCCGGCGCATCATCGACGCCGTCGAGCGCCACGTCGCCGACACCGAGACCGAGGCGCATCTGAAACGCGTGCGCGAGATCATCCGCAAGGCGGGGACGGCCGGCGTCACCAAGTCCGAGCTGACCCGCGCCTCGCAATGGCTCCGCGCGCGCGACCGCGACGACATCCTGCTCACGCTGGTCGAGAGCGGCGACATCGCCACGGTCGAGCAGGAGACCGGGGGGCGGAAGGCCATGCGCTTCCGGGCGATGCGGTGAGGGCCGGGACGATGCTTCCTTCAAAGGCCCCAATCCTTCATTTGAAGGAAGTTCCCGCCCAAGCCTCCGTCCGGCAACGGAAATCCGGCGCGCGGGGCTTCTTTCAATATTCCACACAGAGACCCTCGCGCGCGTGGGTGGGGATGCGTCTCGAAACGCCCGGCACCATTGCATTCCCAGAGACCCTCGCGCGCGTGGGTGGGGATGGAAGCCAGACACATACCCCATGAAGAAACTGAAATATTGAAAGAAGAGATTTATCCTCATTTTCCCAATGGCTTGCGTCCAAACTTCCTTCAAGCGGACGGCGTGAAGCCATTGAAGGAAGCGCCGGGCGCTCCCGGCAACGACAACGTGACCGTGACCAGACCTCGTGATCCCGGTCCGGGCGCGCGTACTGCCCTCACCAGGCAGCCGTGCCGCCCCGGCCTCTCATTCGAAGAGGAGGTCGTCATGGACCGCTCCCCACACATCGCCCCGGCGCCTCTCACGGCTGCCGGCAATCTCGACCGCTGCATTCTCGCGCTGGATCTCGGCATCAGCACCGGCTGGGCGTTGCGCTCGGCCGAAGGGCTGATCACCAGCGGGACCGCGAGCTTCAGGCCTGGCCGCTATGACGGTGGCGGCATGCGCTACCTGCGCTTCACCAACTGGCTGACCGAGATCGATCGGCTCTCCGGACCCGTGGCGGCGATCAGGTTCGAGGAGGTGCGCCGCCATGCCGGAACCGATGCGGCCCATGTCTATGGCGGGCTGATGGCCACGCTGACGGCATGGGCGGAACTGCGGGGCGTGCCCTATGCCGGCGTTCCTGTCGGCACGATCAAGCGCCACGTCACGGGCAAGGGCAACGCGCCGAAGGAGGCGATGATCGCAGCCGCGCGGGCCCGGGGCTTCAGCCCCGCCGACGACAATGAGGCCGACGCCATCGCGCTCCTGCTCTGGGCGATCGAGACGAACGGGGGTGTCGCATGAGGTGGCACCCCAAGGGCTACGGCGGCCATCGTCGGGATCCGTACCAAGTGAAACGCGAGGGCTGGCGCGAGCAGGGTCTGCTCGAGGTCTCGCTTGAGGACGGGCGTCTGACTTGGCCGGAACGCGAACTCGTTCGCCGGCTCGGCGAAAAGCTCTACGGGCCGCGCCCCTCCGACGAGGGAGGGCGCCATGGATAAGTGGACCCCGTCCCTCGTCGAAGCCCGTCTCGCCGAGGCGGCCTTCGTGCTCAAGCGCCTGCCCGAGCCGAGACGGCAGGGCTACTTCAGCACTTGGCCAGAGATCGTTCACTCCTTCGCCGACAAGGTGGGCCAGGAGCCGAAGCCCATGCGCGTGCTGCCCTCGCCGCAGACGATCAGCCGGATGGAGGAGACGCTGACCTGGACCGCCTGCCTCGACCCCGTCGACGGCAAGATCGTCTGGATGCGCGCCCACGGCGAGCGCTGGAAGACCATCTTCTGGACGGTCGGTCTGCAACGCTCGGCCGCCCATCAGCACTGGCTCTACGGGCTCTGCGTCATCTCGCTTAAGCTCAACCGGCGTCGATTCAATCGCAACCTGTCGAAGCGGCGCGTGATCGAACTGGCCGGTGGCGCGTAGCTCTGCGCGCCACAGGGGAAGGTGTGCGGCGGACAGTTTTCGACGGGACAGAAAACCGGTTCAGGGGCTAGGTTCGGAATAAGCTCGGGAGAGGCCCGCGGCGCGGTCCCGAGCGAAACCATCCTTTCGTTGGCAGGTTCGTTGGAAAAGGAAAGGCGCTGATCCTTTCCTTGCGGGCCGCTGTCCGCCGCTTGCAAGCCCCTCGGCCGAGTTCGCGGTTCCTTCTGCGCGACATTCGTATGCTGGCGGGCGAAGCGCGGGACATCGCCAGCGACAGGGCCGGATTTTTGGGAAGCCACCGGGAAGCCGGACCCACGCACGCCTCGCGCAAACCCCAATGAACGCTGGCCTTCCGACCGGACACCGCTGGTAGCCGCTGGACCCCGTGTGGAGTCCGGCCCGGCATCCGGAGTCCGGAAGTCACCGGCATCCACCCGACCGAGGAACCTTGCCCAACATGACGCTGAGCTTCGCCCCGGACGCGATCGAGACCTGGCCGCTTGCGCGCCTGCAGCCCTACGCGAAGAACGCGAAGGCGCACGGGCCGGACCAGGTTGCGAAGATCGCCGCCAGCATGGCCGAGTTCGGCTGGACCGTGCCCTGCCTCGTCGCCGAGGACGGTGAGCTGATCGCAGGCCACGGGCGCGTGCTGGCCGCCACGCAGCTCGGGCTGACCGAGGCGCCGGTGATCGTGCTCGGGCATCTGACCGAGGCGCAGCGGCGCGCTTACCGCATCGCGGACAACAAGCTGACCGAACTTGGCAGCTGGGACGAGGCGCTGCTGTCGGCGGAACTGAACGACCTGCTGGCCGAGGATTTCGACCTGTCGCTGGTCGGTTTCTCCGACGGCGAGTTGGACAAGCTGCTGGCCTACGTCGCGGAAGACGACGGTGAAGAAGGTGGCGCCGGGGGCTCCGTGCGGCCGGTGACCATCCCCGAGCCACCGCGCAATCCAGCATCACTAACCGGGGATCTGTGGATACTTGGCGACCACCGGCTGCTCTGCGGTGACAGCACCAGCGCGGCCGACGTGCGCCGCCTGATGAACGGCGAGCGGGCGATCCTGTTCGCGACCGATCCGCCCTATCTGGTGGACTACGACGGCTCGAACCATCCGACCCGCAACAAGGATTGGTCCGCGTCCTGCGGCACGACCTGGGACGACAGTTCGCAGGGCGCGGAGCTCTACGACGGCTTCATCGCCGCCGCCGTCGCCGAGGCGATCGCCGAGGACGCCGCCTGGTACTGCTGGCACGCCTCGCGCCGCCAGGCGATGCTCGAGGCCTGCTGGGAAAAGGCCGGGGCCTTCGTCCACCAGCAGATCATCTGGGTGAAGGACCGCGGAGTTCTGACCCGGTCTCATTACCTCTGGAAGCACGAGCCCTGTTTCATGGGCTGGCGCCGCCCGAACCGCCCGCCGAAGGTGGCGGAGCAGACGCTGCCCTCGACTTGGGAAATGCCGTCCTTCGCCAAGGACGAGCGCCCCGACCATCCGACGCCGAAACCGCTCGACGCGTTCGGCATCCCGATGCGCCAGCATGTGGCGCGGGGTGGGCTCTGCTACGAGCCGTTCTCGGGCTCCGGTTCGCAAATCATGGCGGGCGAGGCCAATGGCCGGCGCGTCTTCGCGATGGAGATCAGCCCCGCCTATGTCGATGTCGCCGTGGAACGCTGGCAGGCGGAAACGGGGCGAGAGGCAATCCTCGATGGCGACGGCCGGACCTTCGCCAAGTTGAAGGCCAAGCGGCTTGGGGAGACCGAGCATCAGCTATAACGCGGGTTAGCCAAATCGCGGCGTCAGCAGTCCGATGCTTCGGTTTGCAATCTATACTGTTGCAGCCCGTTGGCTTCTGAAAGGCCCCGGTATTCAAAAACGATGCGAGCCCCTCTATTCACGAAATCTCTGAATAAGGGATCAGAACACACATTGCCACTGACAATTGGACCCATAATGAGATCGAATACTGAGCCGTTCATTGCGGCTGAATTCCCTGTCAGCATGTATTCTAGGGTTAGCTCCCGTCCGCTTGACTTCGCCCCTGTAAGCATCGTTTCGGCGTCAACCAACTGAGGCACGTTAGCTTCAAGAAGAGCGGCTTGTATTCGTACGGCGCGTTCAATCGGCATGTCTCTGACGTTAACCACCGCGTCGCGGTTCATTCCATCCAGCACAACTTTGAAGAAGCTGGTCAAGAAGAGGACAGCGACGCCACAAGCAGAAAATGCGACAATGCGGCCAAGTAGCGCCATTTCCGATCTTGCTTCAATACGTCCCTTTTCGATGGGGCGCTTGAAAATCAAGATCAGAGAAATTATGGGAATTGCAGCCATGAAGGCGTTTCCAGAACATCCGTATGCGTCCATTGAACGACGACGGGAGAAATGAGCCAAAATCGCCATCAATACAGCAGTTAGCGCAAGCCAAGTTCCGGCCGCAAAGTCCACGTCATTTTCCGCCATCGAGAGAAATGCAGAGGGTAGAACAAATTGTGCTGCTGCAACCGCGAGATAGGCTATGCCAAAACTGAATCGCCCGAGGGGGCTCACCTCCCGCGACGATGCAGACAGAACAAGCAGGGCCAAGAAAAAGAGCCCGGCGACTATCAAGTATCTAGTTAGGAAGTTGTTTGTTCCAATGATAACGAATTCTGCCATACTCGATCCTCAACAGGCGCATGTAGCATCATCTTTCGGTCCGCGCTCAGGAGCCGTTCTCATTCGCTACTCGCGAAATCGGCACGGAGCAAGCGATGTTGACCACACTTGCCCCGGTTCAGCCGCAGCATTCGATCGAGAGCGTTAAGCCAAGAACCCAAGGTATGAAACAAGGTAGAATCATGTCGTTGGGGGAAGCCGCGGCGAATGTCGTCGTCGGCTACGTTCTGGCCACCGCCACGCAGATCGTCGTCTTCCCGTGGTTCGGGATCGAGACGGGCCTCGCGGAGCATCTGACCATCGGCCTCGCCTTCGTCGGCGTCTCGCTGGCGCGCGGCTACCTGCTGCGCCGGCTGTTCGAGACGATCCGGATGCGGAGCATGGAGTGAAGAACCGCCGCCCCGTGCGGAACGGCGGCCATCGACTTGTCGGGGTCCGGTGCGTCAGGCGGCAGGGAGTTTGTACACGCGCGCCCGGTTCTCGACCTTCTCCGAGGTCACTTCGAGCCCGAGCTTCTTCTTCAGCGCCCCGGCCATCGCGCCGCGCACGGCGTGCGACTGCCAGCCCGTCGCGGCCATGATCTCCTCGATGGTCGCGCCGTCCGGAGCGTGCGGCATGGCGATCAGCGTGGCCTGCTTGGTGCCCTCGCGCGGCGTGCGCGTCTTGGGCGCGGACTCGGTCTCGGTGGGAGTGTCCGGCGCGGGCTCCTCGCTCGGCGCGTCCGTCGCGCCCGTTGGCGCGGGGTTCGCGTCTTCGGGCTCGATCCCGATGGCGGCAAGGCCGGCGTCGGTGGCGATCAGTGTGACGCCGTGGCCGTCGCCGGTCTCGCGCCAGACGGGCTCGCCCTTGCACATGTCCGCGTCGACCTCCTGCAGGAAGCCCTTGGCGATCATCGCGTCGACCACCTTGGCGGCAGCCCCGCCGCGCAGGCTTTCGGGTAGCGGCAGGGCGATGCGGTCCTTCGCGCTGTGCGGCGGCGCTGAGGATGATGGCTTGGGTATCGGAAAGCTTGGTCATGGGGTCGTCTCCGTTTTCGGGCCCGCGTCATGCGGCGCCTTCTACGACCCCGAGCCGCGCAGGGCGCGCGGCGGGAGTTCCGGCAGTGCCGGAGATCAGCGAGCGTGCTCGCCCTCGCCGAAGGCGCTGTCGGTGATGCGCTTCAGGAGGCTGGCGTAGTGTTCGAGTGTGCCGACCATGGCCCAGCCCACCTCGTCGGGGTGGCAGTTGAAATGGTCGTCGCTGAGCGTCTGCAGGCGGGCGAGCATCTCGTCGATCTCGGCCTTCTTGCCGATGAAGGCGGCGAGCGCGGCTTCCTTGTTCCGGCGCGCCTTCTCGGCGCGGACTTCGTGGCGCGGGGTGGTGATCGGGTTCAGGCGGGTGGTCATCGTGGTGGCTCCTTGGGTCGAGTTGCATTGCTTCGTTGGAGTGACGTTCGCTCCGGTGGCGACGCTTATCAACTCGATAAGCACATGATCTTGAATGATAATCGGAGCTGTCGATGCAGGGCATGAGCGAGCGCCAGTACGCCGCGCATGTCGGGCTGTCGCGGGGCGCGATCCAGAAGGCGAAGGCGGCCGAGCGGCTGGTCCTCTATCCTGACGGCAGCATCAACGCGGCCGCCAGCGACGCCAGGCGTGCCGAGACGACGGACCCGTCGAAGACCCGCAAGCCGCCCGCGCCGAAGCTGAAGCCGGTCCCCGAGGCTGCCGTGGCCGCGGTCGGCGACACGCTCCGAGAACAGGGGCTGGCGGTTCCGGCGGTCGGCGGCGGCACGACCTTCCTGCAGGCGAAGACCGCGAACGAGGTGCTGAAGGCGCAGGAGCGGCGCATCCGGCTCCAGAAGCTGAAGGGGGAGTTGATCGAGCGGGCCCGCGCGCTGGCGCTGGTGTTCCGGCTGGCGCGGGAGGAACGGGACGCGTGGGTGAACTGGCCCGCGCGTGCGGCGGCGCTGATGGCGGCGGAACTGGGCGTGGAGCCGGCCGCGATGCAGAAGGTGCTGGAGAGACATGTACGCGCCCACCTCGACGAACTCGCCGAGGTCCGGCCCGACTTCCGGTGAGAGCGGCGATGGCCTGACGGACTTCGACGGCGCGGGCGAGATCCTGCGCGCCTGGGGCAACGGGCTGCGGCCCGACCCGGACCTGACCGTTTCGGAATGGGCGGACCGGCACCGGATGCTCTCGGGCCGCGCCTCGGCCGAGCCAGGGCGATATCGCACGGTGCGCACGCCCTACATGCGCGAGATCATGGACCGGCTGTCGCCCGGCGATCCCACGCAGCGGATCGTGTTCATGAAAGCGGCACAGGTCGGCGCGACCGAGGCCGGCAACAACTGGATCGGCTTCGTCATCCACCAGGCGCCGGGGCCGATGCTGGCGGTCCAGCCCACCGTGGAACTGGCCAAGCGCAACTCGCGCCAGCGGATCGACCCGCTGATCGACGAAAGCCCCGAGCTGCGGGAGCGGGTGAAGCCCGCGCGATCCCGCGACGCGGGCAACACCATGCTGTCGAAGGAGTTCGCGGGCGGCATCCTGATCATGACGGGGGCGAACTCGGCAGTCGGGCTGCGCTCCACCCCGGCGCGGTACATCTTCCTCGACGAGGTCGACGCCTATCCGGCGTCCGCCGACGAGGAAGGCGATCCGGTGACACTGGCGGAAGCCCGGTCGCTGACCTTCGCCCACCGGCGCAAGGTATTCCTGGTCTCGACCCCAACTATCCGGGGGCTGAGCCGGATCGAGCGCGAGTACGAGGCCAGCGACCAGCGGCGGTACTTCGTGCCGTGCCCGCATTGCGGTGCGATGCAGTGGCTGAAGTTCGACCGGCTGCGCTGGCAGAAGGGGCGGCCGGAGACGGCGGAATATCACTGCGAGGGCTGCGAGAGGCCCATCGCGGAACACCACAAGACGGCGATGCTGGAGGGTGGCGAATGGCGGGCGACCGCCACGGCCGCCGATCCGACCACGGTCGGGTACCATCTCTCGGCGCTCTACTCGCCGATCGGCTGGCTGAGCTGGGAGCGGATCGTGCGAGCATGGGACGCAGCGCAGGGGTCGGACGAGGCGATCAAGGCGTTCCGCAACACGATCCTCGGAGAGACATGGGTCGAGACCGGTGAGGCGCCCGACTGGCAGCGGCTCTACGACCGTCGCGAGCGCTGGACCTCCGGCACCGTGCCTGCGGGCGGGCTGTTCCTGACCGCCGGGGCCGACGTCCAGAAGGATCGGATCGAGGTCGATGTCTGGGCCTGGGGTCGTGGGCTGGAAAGCTGGCTCGTCGACCACGTCGTCATCGAGGGCGGGCCGGATCGGCATGACGCTTGGTCGGAGCTGACCGCGCTGCTTGACCGAAGTTGGCAGCACGAACGCGGCGCGCATCTGCGCATCGCGCGGCTCGCCATCGACACCGGCTATAAGGCTCCGGCCGTCTATTCCTGGTCGCGGGCGCAAGGCTTCGCGCAGGTGTCGCCGGTGAAGGGTGTCGAGGGGTTCAACCGCTCGAGCCCGGTGTCCGGCCCGACCTTCGTCGACGCGACCGAGGGCGGGAAACGTCTGCGGCGCGGGGCGCGGCTCTGGACCGTGGCGGTCTCGACCTTCAAGGCCGAGACCTACCGCTTCCTGCGGCTGGCGCGGCCGACCGAGGAGGACATGGCCGACGGGGCGGCGTTCCCGCCCGGCTCGGTGCACTTGCCGCATTGGGTCGAGAACGAATGGCTGAAGCAGTTCGTGGCCGAGCAGCTGGTGACGGTGCGCACGAAGCGCGGCTTCGCCCGGCTGGAATGGCAGAAGCTGCGCGAGCGGAACGAGGCGCTGGACTGCCGGGTCTATGCCCGCGCCGCCGCCTGGATCGCGGGCGCGGACCGCTGGCCCGACGAGAAATGGCGCGACCTCGAGGATCAGCTTGGGGCCGCCCCCACCGACACCGATCCCGCCGGGCAGATCAACCGGCCGGGACAGGCCCCGCAGGGCAAGCGCCGCTCCGACTGGCTCGGACGGCGCGGAGGATGGTTCTGACATGACCGACTGGACGGAAACCGAGCTCTCGGCGCTGCGCCGGGCCTATGCCAGCGGCACGACCCGGGTCAGCTATGACGGCAAGTCGGTCGACTATGGCTCGGCCGAAGATCTGCTCGCTCGCATCCGGACTATCGAGCGCGCCATCGCCGGGATCACGCGTCCGCTGCCGGTGGCGGGGCTCGCGGGCTTCAGCCGCGGGGATCGCTGATGTCGGCGACCTGGTTCGATCACGCCATCGCCACGGTGGCCCCGCGCATGGCGGCCCGCCGCGTGATGGCGCGGCAGGCCTTCGATACCCTGACGCGGGGCTATGACGGTGCCGCGCGCGGGCGGCGAACCGAGGGTTGGCGCGCGCCGGGATCCTCCGCCGACACCGAGATCGGCGTGGCCGGGGCGCTGTTGCGTGACCGGATGCGCGATCTGGTGCGCAACAACCCGCATGCGGCCAAGGCCGTGGCGGTGCTGGTCAACAACATCATCGGCGCGGGCATCATGCCCCGCGCCGCCAGTGGGGACGACACGCTGGACCGGAAGGTCGACGCACTCTTCGAACGCTGGACGGCGGAGTGCGACGCCGATGGCCAGCTCGACTTCTACGGGCTGCAGACGCTGATCTGCCGCGAGATGGTCGAGGCGGGTGAGGTGCTGGTGCGCCGCCGTATGCGGCGTGCGAGCGACGGCCTTCCGGTGCCGCTGCAGTTGCAGGTGTTGGAGGCCGACTTTCTCGACGCCACGAAGTCCGGCGCCATCGGCGCAGGACGCCTTGTGCAGGGGATCGAGTTCGACCCGGTCGGCAAGCGCCGGGCGTACTGGCTGCATGCCGAACATCCTGGCGATGCCTATGGCGCCTTGCAGAACGGGTTGCAGAGTCGCCCGGTCCCGGCGAGCGAGATCGCCCATGTCTACGAGAAGCAGCGCACGCAGGCGCGCGGCGTTCCCTGGGGCGCGCCGGTGATCCGGTCCTTGCGCGATCTCGACGACTACGAGGTGGCCGAACTGGTCCGCAAGAAGACCGAGGCCTGCGTCACCGCCATCGTCTTCGGCGACGACGAGGCGCAGCAGGGCATCGCGCCCTCCGTGGTCGACGCCGACGGCAACCGGGTCGAGCAGTTCGAACCGGGGCTGATCGCCTATGCCGTCGCACCAAAGGTGCGCCATCGTCCTTGGCCCGCCTTCGGCGGGACGCGGCAAGGACATCCGGTTCAACCAGCCCTCCGCCACCGGGGGCTATGGAGAATACAAGCGGGCCAGCCTGCACACGATCTCGGCCGGGTTCCGGGTGCCCTACGAGTTGCTGACCGGGGATCTGTCCCAGGTGAACTATTCCTCGATCCGGGCGGGTCTCGTCGAGTTCCGCCGCCAGATCGACGCGGTGCAATGGCAGCTCTTCATCCCGATGTTCTGCGCCCCGGTCTGGCGCTGGTTCACCGAAGCGGCGTGGGCGGCGGGTCAGATCCCGTCGCCCATCGTACCGGTCGAATGGTCGCCGCCGAAGTTCGAGGCGGTCGATCCGCAGAAGGACGCGATGGCGAACCTGCTGTCGATCCGCTCGGGCACCATGACGTTGGCCGAGGTGATCGCGCGGCAGGGCCGCAATCCCGACGCGGTGCTCGCCGAGATCGCCGCGACCAACGCCAAGCTCGGCGCGCTGGGGCTGGTGCTCGACAGCGATCCGCGCCGTGTCACGAAAACCGGCAGTGCGCAGACCGGCGATCCGGCGACCGATCCTGCCGCCAACGAACCAGACACCGACGACCCGGGCGCCGACGCGGACAATGACCCGGCTCAGGCCGACCAACAGGACTGACCCCATGGACACGATGATCGAACTGCCGGCCATGCGCCGGTCGGCGGAGCTTGCGCCGAACACGGCCGATGCCGACAGCCGCACCGTCGAGGTAATCTGGTCGGCCGGGGCCCGCGTCCGGCGCGCGACCTTCTTCGGCGAGGCCTATGACGAGGAGCTGAGCCTCGACCCGGCCCATGTCCGGCTGGACCGGCTGAACGCAGGCGCGCCGTTCCTGAAGGTGCACGAGCTCGATACGCTCGACGCGGTGATCGGCTCGGTCGTGCCGGGTTCGGCGCGGATCGAGAATGGGCGCGGCATCGCCCTGGTGCGGATCAGCGAGCGTGCCGATGTCGAACCGATCTGGCGCGATATCCAGGCCGGGCACATCCGCGCGGTCTCCATCGGCTACCAGGTCCACCGCTTCGAGGTCTCGAAGCCCGAGGCCGCGCGCGAACTCTGGCGGGCGGTGGACTGGACGCCGTTCGAGGTCTCCGCCGTCGCGGTCGGCGCCGACCCCGCCGCCGGTTTCCGCGCCCAGCATCCCCTTCACGACTGCGTCCTTCACCGCCGGGACGCCCCCAAACCGCAAGGAGCATCCCCGATGACCCACCACACCGAGACCCCGGCGAGCGACGCCGCAACCCCCGCCACCACCCAGCCGACCGCGCCGGTCGAAACCGAGGATACCACCGTGACCGAGCCGAAAGCGGCTGCGCCCGACCCGAAGGTCGCCGCAGTGGAAACCCGGACGCAGCCGAAGCTTCCGAAAACTGATGCCCCTGCGGCACCCGACACAGAGACGGTCGCCACCCGCGCCCGCGAGGCGGAGCGCGATCGCGTCTCCACCATCTACGATCTGGCCGGGCGGCTGAACCTCGAGCGCGGTTTCGCCGAGGATCTGGTCAAGCGCGGCGTCAGCGTGGACGAGGCCCGCCGCCTGATCCTCGACCAGGTCGCGGCCAAGTCGGACGAGACCCGGACCTTCCCGCATGTCTCCGTGCCCCTCGGCGGCCGGGACGAGCGCATCACCCGCCGCGACGCGGTGGCGAACGCGCTGCTGCACCGCTACAGCCCGACATTGTTCCAGCTGGAGGACGCCGCCCGCCAGTACCGCGGCATGACGCTGCTGGAACTGGCCCGCGAAAGCCTCGGCAATGCGGGCGTGAACACGCGGGGCCTGTCGCGCGACGAGGTGGCGACCCGCGCCCTGCACTCGACCTCGGACTTCCCCGAGATCCTGTCCGCCGTCACCAACAAGACCCTTCGGCAGGCTTACGAGGCCTATCCCCGCACCTTCATGCTGTTCTGCCGCCAGGTGCTCGCCACCGACTTCAAGGCCATGCACCGGGTCCAACTGGGAGAGGCCCCGCAGCTGCTGGAGGTCGGCGAGAGCGGGGAGTTCAAGCGCGGTACGCTGGGCGAGAGCAAGGAGAGCTACAAGGTCAAGACCTATGGCCGGGTGGTCGCGATCACCCGCCAGACCCTGATCAACGACGATCTCGACGCCTTCACCCGGATCCCGGCCATGTACGGCAACTCCATCGCCCAGCTGGAGTCGGACGTGGTCTGGGGCATCATCACCGCCAACCCGGCGATGGCCGACGGCAACGCGCTGTTCCACACCACCCACAAGAACCTCGCGGGCACCGGCACGGCGCTGGCGGTCGATGCGGTGGGGGCGGCCCGCGCCGCGATGGCCAAGCAGACGGGTCTCGACAAGAAGACAGTGCTGAACGTCCGCCCCGCCTTCCTGATCGTTCCCGCCTCGCTGGAACTGAAGGCCGAGCAGCTGGTCGCCCAGAACCTCGTGCCCGCCGCGACGTCCAGCGTGGTGCCGCAGTCGATCCGGACGCTGGCGCCGATCAGCGAGCCCCGGCTCGATGCGGCCAGCGAGACTGCCTGGTATCTGGCCGCCAGCCCGAACCAGATCGACACCATCGAGTATGCCTATCTCGAGGGCCAGCAGGGCGCATACATCGAGACGCGCAACGCGCTTCGACGTCGACGGCGTCGAGATCAAGTGCCGCCTCGACTTCGGCGCCAAGGCCATCGACTGGCGCGGCCTCTACAAGAACCCGGGCGCGTAAGGCGCGCTTCCTGAACCCCGACACGCGGGCGGTTCTGACGGGCCGCCCTTCGACTTACCACGAGGATCACATCCATGAAAAACTACGTCCAGCTCGGCAATACCATCACCCTGACCGCGCCCTATGCCGTCGCCTCCGGCGATGGCCTGCTCGTCGGCTCCATCTTCGGCATCGCCGCGGGAGCGGCCGCTCTCGGCGAGCCGGTCGAGACCGCGCTCGTCGGTGTCTTCGACATCACCAAGGTCGGCTCGCAGGCGTGGACCGTCGGCGCCAAGGTCTATTGGGACGACACCAACAAGCGCTGCACGACCGTGGCAACTGACAACACTCTCATCGGCGTGGCCGTCGAGGCGGTGGCCAGCGGCGCGGGCGACACCATCGGCCGGGTGCGGCTGAACGCGACGTTCTGATGAGCGCCTTCGCCGCCGCCGTCGGCGCGCTCTTCGCCGATCCCAACATCGGCCGGGACGCGGTCTACATCGCCGACGGCGGCGCGCCCGTGCTGGTGCGCGTCGTCGCCCGACGCGCGGATGCCATATCGGACTTCGGCGATGCGCGGCTCTGGTCGGAAACCACCCGGATCGACCTACGTGTCGCCGAGGTTCCAGCCCCGCGCCCCGGCGACCGCATCGAAATCGACGGCGACGCCTTCCTCATCCAGGGCGAGCCCGTCCGCGACCGCGAGCGGCTGGTCTGGACCGTGGATCTGAGGCCCGCGTGAAACTGAAGCTCGACATCGATCCCGACATCGTCGCGATGATGGCGGCGGAGGTGGCAGCGGGCGAACGCGCAGTCACCGTCGCCATGCGCGAGGCCGGGACCGGTCTGAAGTCGGCCTGGCGGTTGCAGATCACTGGCGCGGGGCTCGGCACACGGCTCGCCAATTCGATCCGCAGCCAGAACTTCCCGAGGTCGGGCGAGAGCCTGGACGCCGCGGCGCTGGCCTGGTCGAAGGCGCCGGTCATCGTCGGCGCGCATGACACCGGGCCGCTGATCCGCTCCAAGGACGGGTTCTGGCTGGCGATCCCGCTCCCCGCCGCAGGCAAGTCGCTGCGCGGCGGCCGGACCACGCCCGACGAATGGGAGCGCCGCCGTGGCCTCCGCCTGCGGTTCGTCTATCGACGCACTGGTCCCAGCCTGCTGGTGGCCGAGGGACGGCTGAACACCAAAGGACAGGCGGTCGAGTCGCGCTCGAAGACCGGGCGCGGCAAGGTCACCGCACCGATCTTCCTGCTGGTACCGCAGGTGAAGCTGCCGAAGCGGCTGGACCTGGGACGGGATGCCGACCGGGCGTTGGACAGCGTGCCGGGGCTGATCGTGGCGAATTGGGTGGACGGAAGGACTAGCTGA